CAAGCAGAAGACGGCATACGAGATACTTGATGGTGACTGGAGTTCAGACGTGTGCTCTTCCGATCTGTGGCCGGTCGCCCCGCACCGATACCGGCCACCCCGGCACCGCCGCCGCCCCCACCGACCGACGCGGTTTTGAACGTGGATTTTCACACCTGGGCCGACACCTACAGTGGCCCGAAGTTCAACCTTCTCCACTGCGATTTTCCATACGGAGCGAACTTCAACTCCGGACCACAGAGTGGTCGAGATAAATGGGAGACCTACGCCGACGGAGAGGACGTGTACTGGAAACTCATCGACACCCTCTGCACCAATCTCGACAAGATCATGTCGGTGAGCGGGCATTTGATGTTCTGGCTTTCCGCAGATGTTCCCATAATGTTCAATACTCTCCGGGCATTTTCTGAGAAAGCACCAGGGCTAAGATTCCACTCAAAACCCCTGATCTGGCTCAAGTCGGATAATGTCGGAATTCTCTCCGACCCCCAGCGCTGGCCCAGGCACATCTACGAGACGTGCCTCATTGCCTCGCGGGAGGATCGGAAAATTATCCGAGCGGTCTCCGACGCTTACTCTGCTCCAACGGATAAGGCCCACCATCCGAGCGCCAAGCCTGAGCCTGTACTCCGGCACTTCATGGGGATGTTTGTGGATGAGCAAACCAGATTCTTTGACCCCACAGCAGGAGGCGGATCGAGTCTCCGAGCTGCGGAATCTTTGGGAGCCACCACGGTCCTCGGCCTCGAACTCTCTCCCGAGCATGCCTCGAACGCTAACTCCGCCATGCGGAAGTTCCGCGCCCTCAGAAAGATCTCCAAGTGAGGATACCTTCATGCTTCAAGTAGAAGCCTGGCCAGTGCTGAACGGCGCGGCAGAGTTTTGTAAATTCCACAACCCCGGTTGCATGCGCCATCACCGGAAAGTAGCCGGAGGGTTAGCGGAAACGCTTTGCAACAGCCTCTCCTGCCCACACAAGAAGGAGTCCACCATGCCGGCTGAGCCATATTTCTACATCTCCGCCCAAGATGGTGAGTACGACGGGCAGAAATTCTCCGCCTGGGACAAAGCAGCTTTCGCTTGGACAAAACTGCCAATCCAAGATCGTCGCTCCACGATGATCTGGAAGTTTGACGGCACCAGCAAGTATCCCTACCACCCAAAAGAGCACCTCGATGCTTGGCGGCAAGAGGATATCTCCATTCCACCGGCCCCTGGTGGTTTCTCGCATTCTGCCTACTCCGCCCTGCTCCAGCAGACAATCGGACAAATCCAGTCCCTCTCCACTCTGAAAGGCGGGGAGTACGCCGGAGACTCCGATCGTCTGGCGAACTTCCGCCGGAACGCCGCCGCCCTGGGGCTTTCCATGGAGCAAGTCTGGGCAGTTTACTCCGCCAAGCATTGGGATGCCCTGATGCAATACATCAAGGACTTGGGCGAGGGTAAAACTCGTGAACGACTTGAGGGCCTGGCCGGGCGCGCCGATGACCTCATCGTCTACCTCATTCTCTTCAAGGCCATGCTGCAGGAGCGGGGTGTCAAATGAACCGGCGAGGGTTTCTCTTCTCTGCTGCTACGTTCATCGCCGCGCCGGCCATCGTCCGCGCCAGCAGTCTCATGCCAATTCGCCCGCAACCCCAGATCATTCTCGATCTGGAAGTGGCCGGCGGAATTGAGATCTCCCACATGGTCCGCGACCCGAAAACCGGAATCGTAATGCGCAAGACCGTTTCACAAATCCTTGCCCAGAACTCCTGGATGCCACACTTCGAACCCATGGCTCGGCCCCTGCCCCAGGGCGACGATGAAATGTCTCGCTGGATGCGTCAACGGGAACTCGAAGTCCGAGCGCGGAGAGAGCGCGAGCGGCAGAAGCTTATCCAGGCGCCCTGATGCCCCGCCCAACCAACCTCCGAGCCTCTCGTCGCCGCGCGGGGCCATCCGCCCGTATCTGGGCGACCTGGCTCGGAGTTTCCTACTCAAGTGTTCGTCGCTGGGAGGACCTATCATGTGTTCCGAAATGGCTGAAGATACTCTACACTCGGGGCCTGAGCCAGTGGAAGTGGGAGCAGACGATGTTGGCGAGGCGCCAAGCTTCACCGGGGAAATCCGGCTGGCCCCTGGGCCGGTCTCGGGGCTCTTCAAAACCTGCCAATGGATCGCCGGCGACGGGCCACACTTCACCGAGGCCGACAAATGCGGAGCCCCGTGCGTAGGGCATATCTACTGCGCGGACCATTCCAAGATCGCCTGGCGTCCGACTCCCATGCTCTACAAACGAGAGAACCCTGGAACGAAACGACGTGAGCTTGGAAAAGAGTGGGTCTCTCGCGAGCCCGCGCCGCTGGACAAGCTCTTCAAGTGACCTACACCGCCGCCCCGCCATTCACCTACACCTCCGGCCCCCGAGGCGCCAAGCTCATGATAGTGGGTGAGGCTTGGGGTGAGCAGGAGGACATGGCGAAGGCCCCATTTATCGGATCGAGTGGGCAGGAACTCACCCGGCTCCTGAACGAGGCCGGAATAGATCGGTTGAGCTGCCTCTTAACGAATGTCCTGCCGTTCCGCCCACCAGAGAACAAGCTGGAAGCCATCTGCACGGACAAGAAGTCCGTCGGTCCAGGGTATCTCTTCCCCGCGCTCTCCAACGGGAAATACCTTCTCCCAGAGTACTTGTGTGAAATCCCACGGCTCCAGGCCGAAATCCGAGCGTGCAACCCGAATCTCGTAGTCGCCATGGGGAACATGGCCTGCTGGGCTCTCCTCCGCACCCCAAAGATTTCCGCCATTCGCGGTGCCACCACCTACGCGAACTTCGGGCGTGCAGATGGCTCCAGCTTCAAGGTCCTCCCCACGTTCCACCCAGCGTATATCCTCCGCGCCTGGCAGGACCGGACCATCGTCCTAGCAGACTTGATGAAAGCTAAGCGCGAGGCTGAGTTCCCCGACGTGCGTCGGCCGCACCGAGAAGTTCTGATCGATCCCACGCTCGCCGAAATCGCCGAGTGGATCGCCCGCCCCGCCATGCGCTACGCCGTGGACGTGGAAACCACCAAGCGCCAGATCGACATGATCGGCCTGGCGCGAACCCCCCAGGACATGCTGGTTGTGCCATTCGTGGACTACAAGCGGCCGGACAACTGCTATTGGCCCACCCTGGATGAGGAAATGGAAGCCCGACGCCTTCTCAACATCCCGCTGATGGGGCCAGTTCCGAAGCTCTTCCAAAACGGCCTCTACGACATGCAATACATGCTGAGAGAAGGGTTCCGTCTGCGAAATGTCGATGACGACTGCATGCTGCTTCACCATTCCATGTGGCCGGAAATGAAGAAAGGCCTGGGTTTCATGGGCTCCGTTCACACCGACGAGGCCTCATGGAAGCTTATGCGCCTGGATCACTCCAATAAGAGGGACGAGTGATGAACAAGTTCGAAATTCGTATAACCCTCACCTACCCGAATGGAGATACCCATTCATATAATCACCTCCTTGACCCCAAGCAAGTCAATGATATGCTCTGCACTTGGGAAGAGCGTGAATACGAAATCGTCCAGGCAAATCTGCATGTTGGCCGGCCAATGAATGCTCATCGAGCAATCCGCTGGATGGAGCTTCGCCGAGAGTTCTTCAAAGAGCTTGGCGCAATCTGTGCTGGTGGCATCGAGCTACTGTTCCGACGAGTCGAGAATAAGAACAGGCCAACATCAAGTGCTACGGTAGAGTGATGGGCCGCCACACCAAGCCACCCACCCCATGCGCCAGCCCCGATTGCCCGCGCCATGCCCACGCCAAGGGCTATTGCAAGCTCCACTATCATCGGTTCACCCTCCACGGCGACGCAGAGAAGCTTCTCCAACTCCCCCAGACCACCTGCTCGATCTGCGGAGAGCCGGCCCGATCCAAGGGCCTGTGCAACAAGCACTACCGAAGAAGCCTCGGGCCGAGAGTGCGCAACCTGACGAATAGCTCACCGTGTTCGATCTGTGGAGCACCAGCAAAAACTCGAGGCTACTGCAACGCACACTATACACGATGGAAGCGCTACGGCGATCCACTCTTTACCAAGCGGGGGAAAAAGTGACCGACTGGATCGAAACCTATACCGGGCGTCAGTTCTACCCTCTCCGCCCCAGTGTCCAGGACGTGCACCTTGAGGACATCGCCCACGCTCTCTCCATGAAATGCCGCTACGCTGGGCACGGGGCGAAGTTCTACTCCATCGCCGAGCATTCGGTGCTCCTGGCCCAGGCCGTGGACAAGGGCTACGTCCCAGGCATTCGGAGAGACCTCCAGCGCCAAGCCCTGCTCCACGACGCAGCAGAAGCTTATCTCGCTGACATCCCTCGCCCTGTGAAGAACAGCATTCGACAGTGGGCACTTGTTGAATCTGAAGTCGAGGAAGTCATTTGTCGTGCTTTGGGAGTATCTCTCCCGTTCTCACTCAACATCAAGTCCCTGGATTTCCGCATCCTCCACAATGAGAAGAAGGTTCTCTTTCCGAACTCGCCCAATGTCTGGCCGACCATGGCACCGGAGGGGCCGCTCGCCGGGACGGTCGTGCGCTGTTGGACACCAGCCAGGGCGAAACGAAACTTCCTGACCCTGGCTCGCCAGCTTGGCCTCCCATATGCCCATAGTTGAGACCGATAAGCTGGTCCAGGGACCCAATCCCAAGGCCAGGCAGATATACAATGGCTTGGATTGTGCGATAACGCTGGAGGTATTCAATACCATCTCCGGCCACCGCAACCGCCATCCGTTAATTTATAGCTTTGTACGTGCGATCCAGGCCCCGGCGCTGGAAATGATGCTCCGGGGCTGGAAGGTCAACGAGTACGCCCGCCGCAAGGCGGTTACAGGGCTGAAAAAAGATCTTGATCGGCTGTATTTCCTACTCGAGGGTTACGCCCGCGCGGTCTGGGACGAACCGCCAAAGCTGAGGAAAAAGGATGGACGACTCCTATATCTCAACCCTCTTTCCCCAAAGCAGCTCCAGAAGTTCTTTTACCAGACGATGCGACTGCCTGAGGTCTGGACCTCCAAAAAGGGCAAACGGAGCCTTTCGATGGACCGCGAGGCCCTGGAAAAACTGTCCGATTACTGGCAAGCCCTGCCCATCATCAACTGCATCCTGGCCATTCGTGAGGCCTCTAAGACCATCACCACTCTGGAGACCGAGGTCGACCCGGATGGCCGGATGCGGACCTCGTACAATATCGTCGGGACAGAGACCGGACGATGGAGTTCCTCCTCCAATGCTTGGGGCGCGGGTGGCAATCTCCAGAACGTCGACCCGGATTTGCGCTACATCTTCGAGTCGGACCTGGGCTGGAAGATCTGCGGCATCGACCTAGAGCAAGCCGAGTCTCGCGAAGTTGGCTGGATAATCGGGAACCTCTTTGGGGACTGGACATATCTGAATGCCTGCGAAGCTGGCGACCTTCACACCACTACCGCGCGCCTCATTTGGCCTGACCTTGGTTGGCCAGGAGATCCAAAAGGCGACCGAGCAATAGCCGACAGGATTTTCTATCGACATTTCTCCTACCGAGATATGTCAAAACGAGGTGGCCACGGCACGACCTATTACGGCACCCCACCTACCATGGCTCGGCACCTCAAGGTCCCAACCAAGCTCATGGTGGATTTCCAGCAGAAGTTCTTTTCTGCCTATCCAGGTATTCCCAAGTGGCATACTTGGGTGGCGACTGAACTCCAGACCACTCAATTTCTAGTTACACCTTTTGGCCGTGAGCGTCATTTCTTTGGCCGCCCCAACGACGATGCGACGCTTCGTGAAGCTATCGCCTACGTACCACAGTCTGCCACAGCCGACCGCACGAACCTAGGCCTGTGGAGGATCTGGAAGCACATGGGACGCCGAGTCCAAGTCCTCCACCAGAACCACGACGCGGTTTATTTCCTCTACCGAGAGGACGACAACGAGGCCGAGGTGATCCAGCAGGCCCTCTCTCTCATGGAGGTTAAAGTCGTGAACCCGGCCGGGCGCCCGTTCGTGGTCCCTGGGGAGGCCAAAGTCGGCTGGAACTGGGGTAACATGCACAACCCCTCCAAGCCCATCGGCCCTGGGAACGAGCGCAACCCGAACGGCTTGGTGAAATGGAAGGGGAAGGACGAGCGGAAGCGGCAAGTCGGATTGGATATGGTGCTATGAGAGTCCCAGCATTAATCATCGGGTTTGATGGAGAACTCCTGGAGGAGATCATCCTTCCATCCGCTCCAGAATTGGGTGCTGAGTATACACTTCCTCTCCCACCCAGACAAGTTATCCAGTGGTGAAGTAAGTATGATGAATTGCGTGAGCTTAACGAAATCCGCTACGTCCGTGCGAAAGTTGGGTTCTCGAAGCTCCTAAACAAAACCATCCTCTGCCTGAACGAAACCGCGACAATGCTATGGCAAGCAGAATAAGATCGCTGGGGACCTATGGACTGGATCAAGACCTTCATGCACTACACGGAGGGGCTCTCGTCCCCACCGATTTTCCGTCTCTGGAGCGCAATTGGGACCATTGGCGCGGCGGCCGAGCGTCGAGTCTGGGTGCGGACCGCCAGGTCCATTCTCTACCCCAATATGTTCATTGCGCTTGTGGCGGCGCCGGGCGTGGGCAAGGGCGAGGCCATTAAGAACGCGGAGGAGCTTTCATATGCGTGTAAGAAAATCCGTGTCGCGCCTACCAATGTCTCGCGCGCCAGCATCATCGACGCTCTGGCTGAGGTCCAACAAAAGCGCCTCCTCCCCGACGGAAACCTCATCGAGTACGCGAGCCTTTTTGCCATCGTTGAAGAGTTGGGGGTCTTCATACCGGCGCACGATCTGGCTTTCCTCTCAGTCCTCACTGACATTTGGAACAATCCCAGAGTGCATCGTGATAAGAAGAGGGGTATGGCAAAAGAGATCGATATACCGCACCCGCAACTATCGATACTGGCTGGTAGTCAGCCTAACTTTTTGGCCTCGCTACTACCGGAAGAAGCCTGGGGCCAAGGCTTCATGTCGAGAGTTATTCTTATCTACAGTGCTCTTCCGGTGGACGTGCCCCTTTTTGACGAGAGGGAGATGGATGGTGGGCTGCGACAGGGCATGATCGACCGCTTGGGGGAGATCTCGGAACTCTATGGCCAGTGTCAATGGGAGCCTGAAGCCCAGGCCCTCATTACAGGCTGGAAAGCCGGTGGACAACTCCCCGTCCCCGAGCATTCCCGGCTACAAAATTATTGCGCCCGGCGCATCCTCCACATCCTGAAGCTCTCCATCATCGCCAGCCTCTCTCGCGGAAACGACCTGGTGATCCGCCACGAGGACGCCGCCCGCGCTATCGACTGGCTCCTCGAGGCCGAGGCCGCGATGCCGGATATCTTCCGGGAGATGGCGCAGAAATCCGACGCCCAGGTTATCCAGGAACTCCACATCTATCTCTGGAAAGAGTGGATGAAGGGGGGCAAAAAGCCCTTGCATGAGGCCCGGATGTATAATTTTCTCCACAACCGGGTCCCAGCGGACAAGATCTACCGGGTGATCCAGACGGCGGAGCGCGCAAACATCATCGCGAGAGTGGCTGGGACAGAGAATATGTACGTACCCAGGGCAAAGAACGAGCATGGAGTGGAGTGATGAAATATCAACCACTGAAAGATACAAAAGCCCGAAACGACTGGGCGAAAGAACTTCGGCACCTACGTAGTCTTGGTCCTGTTGGCAAGCTTCTCGCCAGGAGATTCAGAGACAAGATGAAAGAACTAATCGAAGAGGTCAATAAGAAATTTCCAATTATTGATGGCTTCTAGCGAAAATGGGTCCATTTCTGGACCCACCTTTCGTCACGAAACGTGTGTCGAGTTCACTCCGTCGTCGGATGCTCCTTCCGCGCGGTCTTCCAGTCCGCATAGGTCGCACTCCAGCTGGCCTGGGCCTTCGCCAGCAGCTCGTTCCCTTCCTCCTCCGTCATCCCACCAGCGGCGATCGCCTGGGTCACCAGCTTCACCCCCAGGCTCATTCCCTCCCGCGCCAGCACCGCGAGCAAATCCTTATCCATTGGTCTCTCCTCCGGTTGTCGGGCCTAGAAGCCCAGCGCCATGATGTTGACCCCGGCCGTGCTCACGGCCTTGACCGCCGAGTTCAGGCTTTTCGGGACCGGCGTGCCCTCTGCACAGAACCCGTCAATCACCGCGGCGGAGTAGTCCACGACCTTGGCCTGAGTCTCGCTCAGCGCCCCGACCTTCAGCCGATTCGTCGCGATCTTCATCGCAGACGTGCTGGTGTTACAGGCTGCGGTGAGGGCTTGTGTTGCAACCTTGGACTGGTTGGGCGTCAGTCCATCGCAGGCCCCCAGGGCCAGCGATAGCCCCAGGCCCAGGCCCGCGAGCTTAAGTTTTTGGGTCATTCTTGATCTCCACAGATTGTGTGGTTCCATCAGTGGGCGGCGGAACCACAACCGCCTGACCGCTCTGGTTAGAGTCCGAGGCACGACGAGCGGTCGATGTCGCGCTGGAGGTATACAGGAAACCCAGTGGGGCACCCAGGAGCCCCGTGATCTGCAGCAGAACCATGCCGAGCGTATTGGCATCGAGTTTCGATATCCCCAGCGTCACCATGCAGACCACGAACGCCAGAATCGCCACCAGCATAATCACCACAATTCCGGCTACAAGGTGCATCTGAGGTTTCTGTCCGTTAGCCATGTTTCACCGCCTCCAGTACCAGCAGCAGCAGGAGTTCTCCAATCAAGAGTCCAAACGGAAACACCAGTTGCGTGGTCTCATCCGCATGGGAGTATCGATAACTCAGCCTACGCCAGAAGTTCGGCTCAGTCCAAACTGGTTGCTGGTCCTTGTCCAGCTCCTCCCGGTCCACCGGGCCGGGCATTAGCCCAGCCAGCCAAACTTCGATGCCACCGCCCAACCAGCGGTGACAGTTGTTCCGACTAGCGCAGCCACCAGCCCAGAAATCATGCTCGCCCCTCTGATCGTCCCTTTCATTTCAGCTTTTGCGATCCGAAGCGTATCCAGATCCATACAATGATCGGCGATGTGATCGGAGTGGAGTGCGACAGTCGCTGACATCCCAGCAACCAGTCCGATCAATTTTTTGATCTCCGTATCTAGTCCCGCAACCATAGTGATAAGCTCGCGGCGCCCTTCGCGCGCCACTCGCATTTCCAGTTCCATCCCCGCGAGACTAGTCCGCAGCTCATCAAAGCGATCTTCCAGTGTCATGGCCGCGACCTACGGAATGGGTTTCACGATGGGATCAGGCTTCGGGATGTCGGTGATAGACTTGGCAAAGGCCTGGAGCTTCGGTGTAAGCGCTGGGTCCAGTTGCCCCGCGATTTCGACGATGAGTTCCGCTACCGAGCTTGGAACCAAAAGCTGATCAATCATCTCCTCGTGCTCGGCCTCAGGAGTTTTCGCGTCGGTGATACGTTTGATGCGTGCAGCCTGGGCGCCAGCAAACCCAAGCCCGATCGCCGTCAGCAAATCACTCCCCCAGGCCTTATCCTTCGTCTCCCCTTTCCCGTCAAAAAGATAATTCTTCGGAGGGCGAGACTTATCCGTGTCATCATAGACCCCACCAACGAACCCAGCTGGAATACCAAAATCCAGCCCAAAATCCACATTCGCCTGGGCCAGAGTTTCCTGATACGCCTCTCCCCCAACAATCACCGTCACCGCACCACCTCGGAGCGTGATCTTCATGTTCAGACTCCTGTTCGAATGATGTAGTTCATGATGAGAGTCGGCGGCATGTTCTCAGAAGCGCCAGCGCCCTCCGTCCCCGCGTAGACCGGGTTAAGAGCCCCACTCGACGCATTTGTTACATACGGAGTCAGGAAGCCAGCTTGTGCTGCCGCCGAGCCCGCGACCTGGGCATAAAGCGTCGTGCCATCCGCAGTCGTAAACAGGCCATGTGTATGGGCTTCAAGTGCTTGGCTGCCACCAACCGCCCCAAGCGTGGTTCCGGTGATACCACTGACCGCATTGGTGATGCGGTTGGCTGCAGAACCTCCCATATCGTCCCGGCCAAATGGCGCCCGCCCTCGGAGGTCCGGCAGATTGAATGTGGTTGAGCCATCGCCGACGCCGAAGGTCGTTCCAATCTCTGCAAACAAATCTGCATAGGTAGTTCGACTGATCGCCTGGCCATAGCACAGAAGCCAGCCTGTCGGCGCGGCAGTTCCGCCCCAAGGGCTCATCTGGCCGATTGGGACCAGGGCCGAGAGTTCAGCAACCGCATCCGCAAGTGGGTCTTTAATCACCACATCCCAGATGGTGTTCCCGTCCTCGTCCTTCAAAAGCTGACGATAATTTCCGCTCCCAAAGATGAGCGCCCGGCCATCCAGATCGAGTTCCACGGGATTGGTGTTAGGAGTGGACTGGTCCGCGTCCTGCCAGGTGGTTTTGAAGGTGGTGGTCGCGGGGACATAGAAATAGACCAGGCCGTTTTGAAACGGCTGGCCGTTCCCATCAAGGGGCTGGAACATGCCCAGCGGCATTGGCGTTGCGGTAGCCATCAGTTCGCCTCCAAGGCGCCGCGCGCCCCCTCGATCAGCAGCGGATTTCGCACCGCATTCACCCCCGCAGTTGCCCCGGCCAAGCCACCACCTCGCCCGGCAGCCTCCTGGAGCATTTGTCGAGTCAAGGCGTTGTAGATCAGGTGTGTTCCGAGGGTTCCAGCAGTTCCAACCGCCGCGCCCGCCGCAATCGGCACGCTCGCGCCAGAGATTCCAAACCCGGCGAGTCCGCCCAGCACCGGCCCAGCCGAGGCCAATCCACTGGCCGTCAACCGGCCCCGCCAGCCTCGAGACTGTTGCCGAGCCTCCGCATCGAGCATCTCAGTGCCCAAGGCGATATCACCAAGCGCTCCAGCACGGTCCGCAGACTTGAATTTCCGCTCGACCAGGGAGAGGAGTTTTGGGTAGTTCACTTGTCCAGTGGCGTTGTCCACCGCGCTCTCGACAGTCGCTGCGTTCTTGTAGGCGAGTTTCGCCGCACGGTATTGCTCGCGCTCCGCAGCCGGAAGAACCCGTTCAAAAGCTTCCCGAATGGCCTC